ACGAACTCCCTCATTGGGGGCGAAGCCCCCAGTGAAACCCCCCTTTTGCTTCTTACTTTTGGGTAGGCGTAGCCTACCCGAAAAGTAGGATACGGTCGTTCTCCGGAATATAAAAGAAATCCTACGAACTCCCTCATTGGGGGCGAAGCCCCCAGTGACCCCACCTTTTTGCTTCTTACTTTTGGGTAGACGCAGTCGGCCTGAAAGTAATATTTTGCTTCTTACTTTTAGGCAGATATATTTATTTTTTTGTAAGAGGTTTGTCCCATTTTTCTTTTTGGTCGGTGTAACTAAATATCCAACTAATATATAAGATTGAAAAGTATAGAATAAATGGATATTATTACAGATGATATAACTATTGAATTTAAATCAGAAATAGTCAGTTATCCACGGGTAGTTGATGATATGGATATGGATGCTTTTCAAAGATACTTGACAATATTACGTAGAGCTGATGCAAAACATGACTTTCGTAGTTCAATCGAACCACAACATATTATAAAAACTATACCTGACCTCGATAATATTAATAAAAATGAAAGAAATTCACCCACCGCACTATCAGAAGAAAAAATTTTACAAGATTACGTGACTGGCAGTAGTTATGTAAGCGGAAAATATAACGTCATACGTTCAGAATATTATCTTAGTAATGAAGATGATTTAAACCTGAATAGTTTCTATTCAGATGATAAATTCGGCGAATATACTAATAAAGGTTTATCTAATATAGAAAAAGCACTAGATAAAATACCTGCCCAGGCTGATATATTTTTACATGTGGATACTTCATATAAAGGGTTCAAACGAGACATTTCATATATTGATAAATACAAGCTGTATTGGGTAAACACAAAGACACAAAAATACGACCCTGCAGGAAAAACACACCCCGGTACAGATGTCGGTAAAGAAATGTGTGGATGGGGAAAGGCAAAAAATAAAAACTTGTTTTATGCATGGGAAAATACAGCTCCAGGTATAAAACAAAACTTATTTTATCCTAAGTGGGAACGTGGAACGTACAAAGTATTGGAAAGTTACGTTTTTACTCCTTATAATATTTTTATGCAAACTACCAATGATGATGATACAGATGACTATATGAAACACGAATCAAATATTGTTATTTATGACACTAATACAAAAAAATACGTATATGCAAATAAAACCCTTTCTAATAAAAATGGTACTAATATACAAGATTACACTAAACTAATTAAAGATAACTTTGAAAGTATAAAAAGTCTAATCAGCAGTTATTTTAGTGGACAAATAACGAAGAATGCATTACCGTTTGATGATTCGTCGTTAGTAATAAGTAAGTTTATGGGGGATGCCTCTCAATATTTATTCGCTGGATTATCTGGAATTAAATACAGGTATAATACAAACCAGGGTCCTGATAAAATAGATAATGTTACTAGTGGAAGGTATAATGCATTTGTTTCTATTGATAGGGTTGCAATAGTAGGTGCTATTAACGCAGGTGTGCCTATTGTGATTCATGATAAAAATAAATCATTTGATATGTATATTTTGAAAGAAATTCAAAATGTTTCAACAGACACAATAAACCCAGTGGAAGAGTTACAACTCAGAATAGAAAATTTAAATAGTCAAATACGACAGTTGAAAGGAGAGTTTGATGAATTGAAAACAAAAATAGAAAAAGCACAAGTAGATATTGATGAATATAATAGAAATAAAAGTGGCATTATTGAATATTTTCGAAAGTTGTCAGGAGAATTATTTAATGGTAGTGATACAGAACCGAATACAGCGGACGAGGAGTACAAAAATCTTATTAAAGTAATGTGTTTATTAATAGTCCCTTTTAACTTTAGTAACAAAGTAACTACAAGTGATTATAATATAGAAGTTCCAACCGAATTTAATACTGATATAATAAGATTAAACGACAATATAAATTCATTATTTAAAACTGATAAAGAATCAACAGATATTAACCCTTTTGATATAGAATCAACAGATATTAACTTACTCATAAAAGAAGTTGAACAAGAAATTGCCAAAGAAAAAATAAAATATAAAGAGTTAAGTCAAAAAATTGAAAATATTGAAAGAATAAAAGCGGTTAATAGTTATTTTAAAGCAATCCCAAGTACTTTGTATAATGATACTCCTGACAAACGTGAATTTATTTTTGATTTTACTAGTTTAAAACAACCTGTAAAAATATTTAAAAGCATCAATTATTTGTTGAGTGACGTGAAACCATTCAGTACTATAGAATCAGGAGATGTTTCTTTTTCAAACAGAATTAAAGACGATAAACTGTTACCCAAAGCAGTACGAATTTTTATGACAACCCAGTTGGTTGATTTCTTGCACTCTTTAGACAGCGATTTAGGTTCAACGACCATTGATGGTCAAAAACCTATCACTGGGGTTAAAACAGTTAAAACCCATGTTTTAACAATTTTAAATAATTTATTCAACAAAATAATATCTAATTGTAGCGATAAACCTAAATATAAAGAGTTGGTAATTGGTCATGTGAAATATTTAAAAGTAAATACACCGCTAAAAGATTTGGATGATAGTACTCATATTACTGTGGGTGGTAATCCGAATAAATTTGTTGAATTTAATGAACTTGACGAAAATTTATTGAAAGCCATCACATTGATATATATTTTGAATAAAAAATATACTAATGGTAGTAATATACCTTCAGAAAATGCATCATATATACGAAGTATACAAAGTATCTCAGTGAATTTATCTGATTATTTTCCTTTACCAACTAATAGAGGTATAGTTCATGAATTTGAGTTAGATATAATTAGTTTCCCAATAGATATGATATTTAACTATTTAGACGACCTAGTTACTATGGGTTATATTACAACACTTGCACAAAAACTTAATATGCCTAATATGAGTGGCAGTGATGTTTATACTACCCCTGTAAAAGACAACTCAATAAAAACATATTTATTGTCATTATACGATGAATTACACATATACACTGATAACACTACACCAACAAAAAAACCTATTGATAACAAAATCAACCAAATATTTGGATATGTAGATTCAACTCTTATTGTAAGCCAAACTGGTCAAAAACGAAAACCTATTTATCAACTAACTAGTAGTTCTTCTAAATATTTTAGAAAGCCTGATGAACTTACTAGAATATCACTACGAGCTCCCTTCGGTCGCTCTCCGCAATATAAAAGAAATCCTGCGTCGTGGCCTTCGGCCACTCCTCCGGATTTTTCAATATTCCCTGGTGGAAACCAAACAAAAAATGAAAGGACAACCCAAACAAAAAATCCCAATAACACATGCAATCAAAAGAGAACTAAACGATTCTTAAAAAAAAATAAAATATTAAACAAAAACGGAAAGAACAACTCTCAACAAAATTCCAATAAACCATACAATCAAAAAAGAACCAAACGATTCGTCAAAAAAATGAAATACCAAACCCTGAAAAAACAAAGACATCTCAAACCATAGCATCTATTGTGGAAATTGAAAAATCCGGAAAACGACCGTATCCTACTTTTCGGGTAGGCTACGCCTACCCAAAAGTAAGAAGCAAAAGGGGGGTTTCACTGGGGGCTTCGCCCCCAATGAGGGAGTTTGTAGGATTTTTTTATATTCAGGAGAACGACTGTAAGGAGTTCGTAGGAATATTCAGGTGATAGTATGAACTGTTCGCTCCAGCGATTCTTTCATAAACTACCCAACCGTTTCTAATATTTATACGAGCTCCTCCATTGGGGGGCAGAGCCCCCAGTGAAACCCCTTTTGCTTCTTACCCATTTAACGTTTTCGGTGTTTTTATAAAATCCAAATATTTTATATTTTGTAAAATATTTGAAACTATTCATGGTAGTAATTGTATATATAACTTTATATAATTGAAAAATCCGGAGAGCGACTGAAAGGAGCTCTCCGGATTTTTCAATATAACAGTTCGGAAAGAGAAAATAAAAATACTCTATATTTATTTATACAAATCTATACTTACTCTCTCGATTGATTCACATGAGTATATTTAATATGATAACGTCTGTTATAAATCCATCTGCCCCTGTGAAGGTGGGGTTTGAAGATATTTTATTCGCGATAAACAACCCAAATTATATTGAAAAATCCAGAGGAGTGGACGAAGGCCACGACGTAGGATTTCTTTTATATTCCGGAGAACGACCGCAGGGAGTTCGTAGGAATATTATTATTATCAGCACATTTTCTTACGATGAACAGGATTTTTTGATAAAAGGCACTTCTTTGGCGAACATGGAAGAGAAACAAATTAATGATATTATTCAAAGAGGAAAGGTGTATGAATATACTATCATCATATACGGTAAAAACTCGACAGACAGTACAGTAGAAGTGAAATACAAACAATTGATTCAGCTAGGGTTTGTCAAGGTGTTTGTATATTATGGAGGAATGTTTGAATGGGTGTTGCTACGAGAAATTTATGGCGAAGATTTGTTTCCGTGTATTAATCATATGAAGAATATGAAAGAAGATATTTTATTGAAATGGAAACCAAATAGAATATTGAAAAATCCGGAGGAGTGGCCGAAGGCCATGGCGTAGGATTTCTTTTATATTCCGGAGAACGACTGAATCCTACTTTTGGGTAGGCTAGTCCTACCCAAAAGTAAGAAGCAAAAGGGGTTTCACTGTGGGCTCTGCCCCTCCCAATGGGGGGTTTCACTAGTGGCTTCGCCACCAATGGAGGAGTTCGTAGGAATTATACAACCCCTTTGTAGCCGGTCAAATTTTGACACCCAACTTCTGCATTAGCGGATACTTGGTATGGAATTACCGATGTATTATTTGACACATTATTTGAGAATGTGTATGGTTGTTTCGCGTTGGTAGTTTGTATGTTAGTACTTTGGTTATTACAATTACTACCAGAAGAGTTTACTGTCATAGATTGTGGGAATATTTTACTCATAAATTTTGTAAAGTAATTTGTTGGTTGACCTTGACCGTTACCTTGTCTAAAATTACTTTGGGTTTCACTCTCTATTTTACTACGCAGCTTAACATATAGATTTTTATTCTGGTGTGACTGGGTGGTTAAATTAGATAGATGATTTTTTATTATCCCTTCAATATTCATATTACTAGAACTGGCAGAGTCAGAATCGGATACTTCATTGTTCGAAGTCAACGGCGCATTATTATTTCCAAGATAACGTCTGAAGGGTAGTTGAAGATTACCGGATTTTTCACCTACCACTCGACTACCCCGACTATCCCGACTATCCCGACTACCCCAACTACCCCAACTACCCCAACTACCTGATGAAGACACCAAAGAGTTTGGACTTTTTAGTTTATTTAGAACACTAGTGAATGGTTGTACTTTAACACTATTATCTGACGATTTGTTTGACTTGTTTTCTATTACACTACGCAGCTTAACATATAGTTTTTTATTCTGGTCTGACTGGTCGGTTAAATTCAACAAATGGGTTTTTATTATCCCTTCAATATCATTATTACTAGAAATGGTAGGGTCAGAATTGAAAAATCTGGAAAACGACCGTAGGGAGTTTGTAGGATTTTTTTTATATTTCGAAGGAGTGGTCGAAGACCACGACTTAGTAATATATTTAGGTAATACACCTTGAATACCAGATAGAACTTTCGGAAATCTTCTGTCAGATTTTGAGTATAAACGCATATCCGGGAAACCGACCGAAAATACCGAAGGTATTGAGCCATTCTCCGAAGAATGATTTGGCTTGTCTTCTATTACACTACGAAGCTTATTATATAGTTTTTTATTCTGTTCTGACTGTTTGGTTAAATTCAACAAATGGTTTTTTATTATCCCTTCAATATCATTATTACTAGAACTGGCAGGGTTAGGTTGGTCTACAATATTACTTGACCTTTTATTGAAAATTTGGGGAAATAAATTCCCAACAATTTTTGTATTAATAATATTGGAGTCAGTTACTCTACTGGATTCAGTCTTAGTAGCATTTGTGTTTATTTCACTACGCAGCTTATCATATAGTTTTTTATTCAGTTGGGTATAACGGGTTAAATTATCTAGATGGGTTTTTATTATGGCTGTAATTTCATTATTACTGGAGGTGGAAGTTTTATCTTCGATATCTTTATTTGACCAATTATACAAGGGTGATAATTTACCGATAATTCCATATCTATTAGTAGGTTCAGGTGGAGTATTATTTGTATTGAGTGATTTATCTCTTATTTCATCATCTATTTTATTACGAAGTTTATCATACAAAAATACATTTGATGATAACTGATTGGTTAAAATTGTTAGATGGGTTTTTATTATGGATTTAATATTGTCTGTATCGGTAATATTAGTGCTCGTATTTACCACCGGAGATATTTTAGATTCAATGACTGGATTGGGTGGTTTATCCGCCTCTTTTTTTATGTTATTTATTTTATTACGAAGTTTATCATACAGATATGCATTTGATGATGACTGTTTGGTTAAATTATATAGATGGGTTTTTATTATGGCTTCAATAGAGTCTATATTATTTCGCTCAGCTGCTACTATCGAATCCTTCTCCGTTGGATTGGCATCCTCTTCTTTCCTCTTCTCTTCCATTTGCATGGTGTTCTGCTCATCCGCCTCCGCTAGTTGTCTGGTCTGCTGCTCCTTCTCCGCCGCCGCTGCCTTCTCCTCGGCTGATGCATTCTCAACCACTGCATCCTTCTTCGGTATTTGAATGGTATTATCATCCTTCTTACTTTTTACCGACCTCCTCTTCGCATCTTTTATCATAGCTATAATTTGTGATTGATTTGTTAAAATATCATCTCTTTTTTTTATAATTTCTTCATTTAAACTAAGAAGTTTAGTTTCTAAAGTGATTTCTCTTCTACGAATCCATATACGTCTATTAATATTGCTCACTATCAGTGCATTTTTCTCAACATGATTAATTATAGCATCTTCTTCATCCTTCAATTTTTTAGCTTCTGTTTTTAGGTCTGATAATTCTATACCAGTACTTAGATAATATTGTTCGAGCATTGATAACAAATCATTAAATTTTGTAATATTATTATATTGAATTTGTATATTACTTAAAAACGGTTTATTTTTTGGTTCTGTCAAATATTCATTTATTTGTTTTTCATATTCTTTATTCTTTTTATACAAATTGGATATTCGTGTTGTACCATGAACCGTATCATTGTAATACATATTAATGGGTGTACTCATTTCAAATTTTATATATAATTATATAAAATTTTCACATTCACTTATTATAATACATCGTCATGTTAATATATTTATTACCAAAAATAAATAAAAATATTTATAAACACATACAAATTCAACAGACCGATGAGCCACCTATTCCATATATTTCTCAGTCTCTTTCATTTTACTTAACCGACACAAAGAAACAAATCGACGGGTGTGAATCCAAATGGGACATATTTAAAAAATACACTAATACTTTCGAATATATTCATACAATTCTTCCTAATAAAAAAACGAGCGTGTCAAAATACAAACCTATATCCCGTTCCTACTTTAAAATGGTAGAATTAATCGACGAGTTCCATTTCGGGTTAGACTCGTTGAATCCTATCCAAACGTTCCACCTTGCAGAAGGACCGGGCGGTTTTATTGAAGCCGTGGTTAACTATAGAAAGAATATAAAACAAAAACGGTCGCTTTCATTAGGTGACAAAGAAATCCTTCAAGAAAACTGTTCTTCTTTGAATGAACCCTTATCACCCAATACAATCGCACAATGCATCAATCATTCCTCTAAAGATACATATCCGAATACCGTGAATGCTAGTCGAAGCACATCCCCCAAGGAGATGTATATAAACAATTCAGAAGACGACATATATGTTGGTATGACACTGTTAGTTCCACTCGCTTCCACCGACCCCGACCCAAATATACACCTTTCTACATTTTCTTCGTCCACCTCCTCGCGCCCGTTAAAGTCGAGTGATGCCGATATGCCCCCCAATTGGAAAAAAATACATTCTTTCTTGAAGGACAATCAAAACAACGTTATTATAGAAAAAGGCGCCGATAAAACAGGAAACATACTTTCTCTAGTGAATTTAATAAAAATCAACGAGACTTATGGAAACACGATGGATTTTATTACGGCTGACGGGGGGTTTGACTTCTCTGCGGATTTCAGTAACCAAGAGTTGAATGCAACCCAGTTGATATATGGTCAAATCGTTTTTGCATTGTGTATGCAAAAACAAGGGGGGTCATTTGTATTAAAGATATTCGACTGTTTCATGAAATCGACGGCAGAACTATTGGCACTTATGTGTTCGGTGTATGACAATGTCTATGTTACAAAGCCAAATACGAGTCGGAGTGCTAACAGTGAAAAATACATTGTATGTAAAGGTTTCAACCATTCTTCTATTCAACTATACCCGTATTTGTTCTTTTCTTTCAAAGAAATGCTGGAAAAGAAAACTACATCTCATTTCATAAGTGGTTTTTTGAACAAGCCACTCCCGCAGTATTTTATACAAAAACTGGAAAAATATAATGGGATACTCGGCGAAAAACAGTTGGAAAATATGGAAAAGACGCTGGCACTAATCAATGAAGATGAAAACGCGGAGTGTTGGAAACGCAAATCGAAGAATGGGGGGATAGAACAAGTGAAATGGAGAAATGTCACCTCCACTCGGTATGATACAGTGGTATGGAATAAGAAAAAAGACCGATATTTAGAAGGGGGAGATGTATGTTATAAGAAAGAGCAGTGGGTGCAAAATAATAAAGAAATAGATACTTTAGTCAATTCAAATATATTGAAATGTTTACACTGGTGTATCAAACACAATATACCGACTTGACCATTTATAAGAGCGACCAAATCCTACTTTTTGGGTGGGCGCAGCCTACCCGAAAAGTAAGAATCAAAAAAGAGGGGTCAATAGGGGCTTCGCACCCAATATTCCGGAGAGCGACTGAAAAGAGTTCGTAGGAATATTATACATGCGGCTCTAAAAAACGGTTTACGAGTTGTATAAAGAAATGTATAACGTCTCTATATATGTCTTTCGAAAGTAGTTACAAGTTTAATAACGTTTCTAGAATCGGCCAAGACGCAGTGGACTCTAGTACACGAAATATCGAAAATAGCAGATATAGCAGTTACAACACCGCCAGTTTTTTCGGCGACAAAATCACTGGTTCTCAAATTAGTTTTGCGTCGAAATTCCCAACAGTGAATATCTATGGTACTGCTCACGGCGCAGGAATCGGCGGTAGTTTAGTAGACGAAGACTCGCGTGTTGTAATACAAACCGTTCAAGAAAGGTCTCTCGAGAAACTGCAACTATTTTCGCGGCCATTTATCACGGTTCCTTATTTAGGACGTGGGTCAGTTGACCCAGTATTAGAAAGTCAACTTCAACAGGGTGAACCTATCCATGATAAAAAGTCGGTAAGTACTATTATGGACAAAAGTTTCATACAATATACGCAATATCCATTGGATGAAGAAATGCAAAAGCGCGTAGAAGATACTAGACATACAGTGGAAGAGAGTGCGTTGAATGGTTGGGTCAGAGGTGGTATGGCTACCCGGGACATAAATGACCCTGTAAAATAATATATGTATTTTATATATATTTACTTTGATGAACTCAACTGAAAGTACCCCTGCTCCTTTTACTGGTGGTAAATATAGCAAAGGCAAAGGTAAAGGTAAAGGTAAAGGCAAACCCTGCTCAATGCGAAGGAAGCACTGTGGTTTAGGAAAAACACCGTCGAAATGTAAAAGGGCCAGCCGTGGTACTCGTCGCGTCAAACGCCGTGGTACTCGTGGTAGGTTTTTTGGTATGACTCGTATGTTTGACTAAGTACAGTGCAAATATTGAAAAATCCGGAGGAGTGGCCGAAGGCCACGACGTAGGATTTCTTTTATATTGCGGAGAGCGACCGAAGGGAGCTCGTAGTAATATTGAAAAATCCGGAAAACGACCGTAGGGTGTTTGTAGGATTTCTTTTATATTGAAAAATCCGGAGAGCGACTGAAAGGAGCTCGTAGGATTTCTTTTATATTCCGGAGAACGACCGCAGGGAGTTCGTAGGAATATTGCGGAGAGCGACCGAAGGGAGCTCGTAGAAATATTGCGAAGAGCGACCTATCCTACTTTTGGGTAGGCTCATGCCTACCCAAAAGTAAAAATCAAAATGGGGTTTCACTGGGGGGGGCTTTGCCCCAATGGAGGAGCTCGTAGGATTTCTTTTATATTACGGATAACGAGTATAACCCTTTAACGTTTCTGTCATTTTGTAAATTTCATATTTTACTAATAAATAATAAAATATGAAACCATCGTAGATAAGGTATTTATAAAATAATTGTAAATATAATATATTGTTTACATCCATATTTCTACGAGCTCCTCTCACCCTAGTGGCGGTAGGGTGGGGTGGGGTGAAAGGTGGTATATAATGGTATATAATGGTATATAGAATATATTGTGAAATAAATATATTATGTCTTCTTTGACCCTCAAATATCCTATAAATAAAAAAGTGGAATATAACAATGATACAGAATATAGACAATGTTTGAGGGAATTATTAGATATGAACCCACAAACGGACGTATTGAATGACGTGAATATGGATGATATATCCAAAGACGAAAACAATTATGACAGTCAAATAGGTGATATGTGGACGAAATGGATAAGCGAAGAAACGAAAGAATGCTATGAGTTGAATGAGTTATATAAATTAGCCGCTGCAACTATGATTTCTTTGGATAGAGAAACGGGATTAGTTGTTCTATTCTCGTTCGACTATTTCGCAGAATTCCATAAACTATTAGTTCAGTATTTTACTTACCCGAACTCAGACTTGGAGATGTGTTCTTCATATGACAGACTATGGAATCGGCTCTCGGTAAAAGGGAGGTGAGATGGGGTTTCACCGGGGGCGAAGCCCCCAATGGAGGAACTCGTAGAAATACTTTTATATTGAAAAATCCGGAGAGCGACTGAAAGGAGCTCGTAGGATTTCTTTTATATTCCGGAGAACGACCGCAGGGAGTTCGTAGGAATATTGCGAAGAACGAATAAAATGAGCTCGTAGAGATATTTATAATTATATACATATGTCTTCTACACGAAATAAAAACAACCGAGGCAACTTTAACCTCGAGTTCAATGAAAATAAATCATATTTCCATAAAATGATTGATAAATCCCGTATTTACAAAAATAACTATTTACCCGGGGAGGGGTTATTAGGCGGTTCTTATCCATTAAATATTATGGCAAATAATCAAATTGACATAGAGACGGCACTTTTAGGGATTAATTCGACCAACTTAATTCTACCCAAAGAAAATACTATCAACTTGAATGACTTGAACCGGTTGAAAACATTAAATGTATGTAATAAACAACATTTAGTCATGCCGACACCGTTTGTCGCAGAATATAATTACAAATATTGAAAAATCCGGAGGAGTGGCCGAAGGCCACGACGTAGGATTTCTTTTATATTACGGAGAGCGACCGAATCCTACTTTTGGGTAGGCTAGGCCTACCCAAAAGTAAGAAGCAAAAGGGGTTTCACTGGGGGCTTCGCCCCCAATGGGGGAGCTCGTATAAATATTGTGGCTTAGCCACCAATGAGATTTCACCTCAATGAAGGAGCTCGTAGGAATATCGTTTTTTTGTATAAAATTGATTATATTTTTTACATAATCAATTTATGTTATATTACAAGATATTTGATATTATTCTTACATACAAGCTCATTTTATTCGCTCTCTGGAATATAAAAGAAATCCTACAAACTCCCTACGGTCGTTTTCCGGATTTTTCAAACATGTCGTCTATTTCATCAACCGCTCAAAAGAAATTGACATTAATTGAGACCCCCAAGACTCGCAAAGAGTGGGAAAACAACAAAGCTTACTATCAACAAAAGTTCTTCACAACCCATCAAAAGAAAGAATTGAGAGAAAATAAAAACAAACTAGAACAAGCGATGAAAGTAATTGGAAAAAGACAAGAGTTTGGTCTATGTGGAATAATGCATTTCCGGTCAGGGAATGATTCGGAATCGGCGAAAAAAAGAGCATGGCAGTACAAAATGGAAAGTATGCATATTGAATATGAAAGGTATTATAAACAACCCGCGACTACTACCCCATTGAAGGTTGATATATTAGAAGCAGAAGTTGACACACATCCCGACAACAGTTTTACTCCAGATTGTTCTTGTCCTACAGATACCTCTTATTTTGACCTGAATAATCGCACAGATGAAATAGTTGACTCATGGGAGGAATTGTGCTGAATGCTCCTAAGAGCTCCCTCATTGGGTGGGGGCGAAGCCCCAGTGACCCCCACCCACCTTTTGCTTCTTACTTTTGAGTAGGCAAATTTTACACAAAAATAGGATTCGGTCTCTCTCATATGCTATAAAAAACATAAAAATCTTTTTTATTTGCGTTTGGTTGGATTTTTCAATATTTCTACGAGCTCCCTTCGGTCGCTCTCCGGAATATAAAAGAAATCCTACAATCTCCCTTCGGTCGGTTTCCTGATTTTTCAATATTTCTACGAGCTCCCT